TAGAAAACCCATACGATCCTCTATGTAGTAAATGTAAACTGCAACAGAAAATTCAAAACCCAAGACAAACATACTACGGTAAAGGCAAGAAAAAAACTCTTATCATAATTGAAAAACCATCAGAAGCAGATGATTTCAAAGGTGTGCCGTTAAGCGGTGAGTCAGGCACACAGTTCAAGCTTCATTTGAAAATGGCAGGTCTGTCTATTGAAAATGATTTTGTAACCATTCATGCCATTGGTTGCCATTACAAAAAGAAAGATCCAAGTAAAAAAGAAATCAGCAATTGTGCTCCACGTCTGCAAGAAATCATTGATAAATTAAAACCTGCTCATATCTGGTTATTTGGTGACGTAGCAATTGAATCATACATGAGATTGTTTCACCCAAAACGTTTCAAAAGTCTTGAAGCTGAACTATGGTCAAACCGCAAAATACCATGCCGAGTAAACCAAGCATGGCTACATCCAATGTACGCCATAGATTTCCCCTCAAAAAACAAAAACGAATTTTCCAGTACCACCTTTAAGAAACAATTAAACCAAGCTATACTAGACATAAATGAACCACCACCAGTAATAACAGACGATTATAAAGATGTTCAGGTTTATTTATACGCAGATGAGATCATTGATCACCTTGAAAATATCTATCATAATTGTAAATACGTAGCTTTTGATTACGAAACAACAGGTCTGAAACCGTATAACAAAGGCCATAAAATACTGACTATATCTGCTTCTGGTCTGAACAGGTTCAAAAAACCAGAAGTAAAATCAGCAGGTTTCCCCTTTCAATACAAAAAGCATTTCAATAAAGTTGAGAAACAGGCTATCTATAAAATATGGAAAGCCATTTTAACTGACCCAAAGATCGGTAAGATAGCTCATCACATGAAGTTTGAGAATTTGTGGACTTCTGAAGTGTTGAAGTTTGATATTAAGGGCTGGTGTTTCTGCACTATGATGGGTTCTTATGTGTTTGATGAACGCAAGTACGCCACTGGTTTAAAGTTTGTCAGTTTTTGTAAGTGGGGTGTGCCTGACTATGACCGCAAAATTAAAAAATACATTGAGTCAGATACCAGCAATTCATTTAACCAATTAGAACAGGTGAATGTCACTGACTTATGCCTGTATAATGCCATTGATACCAAGTTGACTGAAAATCTTTTCATTGATTTAGATACACAATTAAACAATGATACAGAACTTAAATCAGCATATTCTTTTGTGCATAAAGGTTCTTTGACTTTAAGCCATATTGAACGCAATGGTTTACCTGCTGATGTTGATTATTTTAACCAAGCAGAGCAGAAGATAACACAGAAAATACAGAAACTTCATACTGATTTAGTAACATCTGATGAAGCTAAACTGTTTGAAAAAACAGAACACAAACCTTTAGATTATAATTCACCTAAAGATTTAAGAAAACTGTTCTTTGATTTATTGGCTTTAAATGCAGATAAAAAAACAACGACAGGTTTATCGTCAGTAGATCATGATACTTTAACCAGAATCAAGCACCCATTTGCAATTAAACTATTGAAGTACAGAAAATGGAGCAAGGTTAAATCAACTTATATTGACCAACTGATTAGAGAAATCAGTGAAGATCACATAATACATCCATTCTTTCATCTACATACAGGGCGTACTGGAAGAGGCTCCAGTGCCAATCCCAACTCACAAAATTTGCCAGAAAGACATGAAGAAAGCAAGAAAATAGTTAAGACAGGTTTCAGAGTACCAGACGATTGTTGTTTTTCTGGTGTTGATTTTGGTTCTCATGAAGTAAGAATTGCCGCATGTTTCACCAAAGACCCAGTTCTCATCGCCTACATAAATAATCCATCAACAGATATGCATGGTGATACCAGTAAAGAACTGTTTATTTTAGATGACCATTTGTTTTCAAAGCCTGAGTATCAAAAAACTTTAAAAGTATTGCGTTTTTTTACCAAGAATGATATGATATTTCCTCAATTCTACGGTTCATACTGGCGTACTTGTGCCAGAAGTTTGTGGGACGATGCTAAAGATGTTGAGTTTGAACCAGGATTTACTGTTCGTGAATATTTACACCAAAAAGGAATCACTTGTTTATCAAATACGACCTCCTATAAAGATAAACCAAAGAAAGGTAGTTTTGAATATCATATTCGTGAATGTGAAGCCGCATTTTGGCGCAAGTACAATGTCTTTCGCAAATGGCAAGACACAAGCAAAGAGTTCTATTTAAAGAATGGCTATGTTAAAACCATGTTTGGTACTCGCAGACATGGTTATCTGAATCAGAACAAGATTCTCAACACAGGCATACAAGGCACAGCGTTTCAATGCCTGTTATGGTCATTGATTGAACTGCAAAAATGGTTGAAGAAAAACCAAATGCAAAGCAAAATACTTGGTCAGATTCATGACAGTATTTTATTGCAGGTTCAAAAAGATGAAGCGGTAGATGTTTACAGGCAGACTAAATATATTATGGAAGAACAGATCAGAGAACACCATAAATGGTTGATCGTGCCTTTGGTGGCTGAAATGGAGAGCAGTCAGTTAGGTGGCACATGGTATGACTGCAAGACAATTGATATTAACGCTACGTTAGATCAAGGGGAGGTTGTATGGATGAAATAAGTTATGGTTGTAAAGATTGCCGTCAATTAAATTTTAAGGCTGAAGAAGTTTATTATTTAGCTTCTGGCGAATTTATGTGCTTATCATGTTATAAACGAGATAAACGCATACGTGAGCAATACAATCTTGAACCATTAAAATTAGGCATAACCAGAGAAAATCATATTAATAAAAGAGGTAATTAAAATGACTATCGGTGAATTAAGAGAAGCTATTGTAATGTTAGAAGTTGAAATTGGCACATTTATTACTAAAAAAATAATTGATTTTGAGAACAAAACAAGAACAGATATTAAAAATATTTATATAACATTGGAGACAGAAAAGCGTTCAAATTTAAAAGCAAACACAAGTATAGAATATGTTGAGATTGACATCAGTCTTGGTGATAAACATCAAATAACGAAGTAATAATATGAACAATTTTGAAGAACGCATAACAATAATGGTTTCTTTAGCAATTTTATTAACTGCATTAATCATAATTTGTTTTCATGTTTATTTTTCAATTGAAGGAATATTGCAATGAGTGATAATTATGATTGGGTAGCTAAATATTTTTCTGCTAATCCTTTAACTCCTGAAGAAGAAGCATGGGGGGTTATCAATGATTTTTGTAGTAAAATAATGAACCATACTGACTCTGCTGATACCCGTGAACTTGGAAAGCTCAGTCCAAAAACCCCTGTTTCAACTCTGACTAAACTTGCAGATAAATATGGAGTAAAACTAACAATAAATCTTATTAATAAGGAGTAATACAATGGAATTAATATCATGTCCAGAATGTGCCGTAGTATTAGATCAAGATAAATTATATTATTTGTCACGAACTGATTATGGGTACACTGAAGAAAAAAAAATAAGCCGAGATGAAACAGTGTATGAAGATGAAGATTTTTATTTAGCTGTAATCTGTCCTGTCTGCCAAGAAAAGTTTGCCTCAACTATTAAGCTTAAAGGATATTAAAATGAGTAATAAAACACCAGTAGATATTAATTTTCTGAAAAATCTTAAAGATATTGCCGTTAAAAATGACAATCTTCCTGTTTTTGCTGATATAGCAATAGAATGGGCAGAACAAGCATCAAATACATTAGATGAAACGTTTGCTCTTTTGAAAGATGCCCACAATATCTATAAAAACACAGGTTTTTCTTACGAAACAGAAGCTATGTTAAAAGATTGGATTGAAAAAGTAGAAAAATTATTGAAGAAAATTACACAAGGATATTAAAATGAAAGAAAAACAATCCAAAGAACAAGGCCAATTAACTGCTAAATATCGGCCTAAATCTTGGAAAACATTTGTTGGCAATGATGCTGTAGTTGAAGCTATTCAGAAGAATCTTGAAAAAGAGAACATGCAACGCACTATCATGCTGGTTGGGCCTTATGGTGTGGGGAAAACCACTGTAGCCAGAATCATTAAAAGAGAACTTAAAATCAATGACCAAGATTATAGAGAACTTGATGTCGGTTCAGTCAGAGGCATTGATAGCGTCAGAGAAATGATCAAAGAAAGCCAGTACAAACCTTTAATGAGCAAGTACAAGCTTTATGTACTTGATGAAGCTCACAGAGGCACACCAGACGCAAAAGAAGCTATGCTGAAATGGTTAGAAGAACCACCGAAGCATACAGTTATCATTCTAGCTACAACCAGCCCAAGTCAATTCCCAAATACAATCATAAGCCGATGTGCCTATTATGAATTTAAAAGCCTGCCGAAAGCTAAGATCAAAAAGATTCTTTCTCGAATCGTAAATAAAGAACAACTGTCCTTTGATGATACGATTGTTGATGCCATTGTAGACAATGCCAATGGTTCACCAAGGCAAGCCGTCAGTATTTTAGATGCCATCATTGGTTTAGAAGATGAAAAGAATATTCTAAAAGTAATTGAACGTAATCAATTCTCTGAAGCTAGTGTTTTGGATATTTGCCAGGGGTTGGTTAATGATACTACTTGGAAAATAATGGCTCAGTATTTGTCTAAGCTAGATGATGATGCCGATTATGAATACATTCGTTATGCTGTTCTTAAATATATGGGCAAGGTTCTGTTGAATCCTAAATCAAAAAGTGACCCAAACAGAATATGTGAAATAATAACTCTATTCAGTGAACCATTCTTTTATTCTAAAAAAGCAGGGTTGATTTCCAGTTGTTATCTGGCTCTGAAAATTTAATCCGTATAAAGAATCAGCTTTTTGTGTTATAATAAATGTAAGCAACAGAGAGGTTTAAAATGAATTACAATGATTTCCAAATTGATATTAGGAATCTTCATGTTGAATGGCTTCGTCAACCTGCTTTGAGGGAATATTGGGGAACTAAGTATGTTGAAGCTGTCAATGAACGTGATCATAAAAAGAAACAATTTGAAGAACGAAAAGCTGAGATTGAATTTGAGTACAGGTCTAATTGGGAAAAGCTGTGTCCCAAGATTAAACTGACTGAAGGTTCTCTGACTAATGTAGTTACTTTGCACACAGATACTATGAAACTTCAAGATGAGTTATTAGAATGCAATAAAAATGTGAATCTTATCAGTAATGTTATGAAAACATTAGATGACCGCAAAGAAGCTTTGAAGAATGAAGTTGTGCTGTACACTGCCAGTTATTTTGACGACCATAATATACCAGACAAAGTTCAAGAATTTGTAAATGAAAAGTCTAAGGAGGCAATTAATGACGATTTAAAAAACAATGAACGAATAAAAAAGATTCGTAAGAAAAGGAGCAATAAATGAGTTGGTGGTTATGGGTTATAATTTTTATAGTTGGACCTATTGGTTTATTCATATTGGTTAAACTGATAAGTACAGCTATTTTTTCAAGCTATTTTGAAGAAAAGATCAAACATGATTGTAAAGGAGATCAATTTGATGAAGAAGAAAAGTGGAAAAAAAGGTAAGTTCAACAGATCAGATTTAAAAGAACGACTGCTTAAAAGAACAGAAGAATCTTACGCTTCTAAAGAAACGTCAGGCAAATACGGTAATATTTTTCGTGCTGGTGTTAAATTGCCTTTGTGGAAACCTAAAGAGGGTGATCATTTATTCAATGTAATACCTTACATTGTAGGTGAATATGATCCTAAATTAAAAGAAGGAGAGGTGGCGTATGTTCTTGATATTTGGGTGCATACTAATGTTGGTGTCAATGAAGATAGTTATGTCTGTCCAGCCAGAAATTATGGTCGTCCCTGTCCAATCTGTGAACGCCAGAAAGAAATGCGTCTTGCTGGCACATTCTCAGATGATGAAATAAAAGCACTGAATCCGAAACGCCGAGCAGTATATAATACTGAAGTTCTTGATACTGCTGAAGAACAGGCTAAGGGTGTACAGATTTGGGAAGTTTCTCATTGGCTTACTGAAAGATTATTCTCTGAACTGGCAAGAAAACCTAAAGGTGGTGGTTTCATACCATTCAGTGATCCAGACAACGGTAAAATGCTTGCCTTAACTATGGCAACTAAGCAAGAATACATTGGTCATAAGATGTTAGACCGTGATGAAGAAGTGTCTGACGCTTTGTTAGAAGGCGCATATACTCTTGACGCATTGATTCATATACCTGAGTATGAAGAACTGTATGCCGCTTTCTATGGCACTGAATATTCAACTGACACTGAAGTTATTGAAGAGGAAGTTGAAGAAATAGAAGAAAAACCTAAAACTAAAAAAGCTAAACCAAAACCGAAACCTGAACCTGAACCTGAACCTGAAGAAGAGGAAGAAGAAGAATTTGAGGAAGAAGAAGAAATAGAAGAAGAGGAATTTGAAGAAGAAGAAGATGAGGATGAAGATGAAGATGAAGATGAATGGGAAGAAGATGAAGATGAAGAGGAAC